AATACTAATTCAACTGCAATTAAAGCGCAAATTTTAGCTTCATTTTTAAACATTAAATTACCTCCAGTTTTTGCTAAAGTATCTTCTATGTCTAAATATTTTGAGATTAACTCTATTGCTTTTTCTTTCGGTGTCATAATTTTAGTTTTTGATTAGATGCAAATATAAGCAAAGTATTTGAAATAAAAAAGCCTATCGGTTAAGATAGGCTTTTTTTTGAAAGATAGATTCTTTTTGTGAATCACTAAAAGGATGCAAAGTTATGTAAAGATAACTAAGTTTTTTTGATTATTCAATAGTTGGCCGAAATTCTTTTACTCGGCCTTATTACTCTTTAATTTGGAAGTGCATCCAATCATAGTTCTTTTCAACCCCTAACGATATAAAACCATGCTTATAAAATATATCAATCATGGCCTTATATTCAGGCCTTGCAAATCGAGCCGTTTTACTTGTTTCTTTTAAAGTATTTCTTAATGGGTCTAAATCAATAGCAATTCCCCATGAATGAGTTGAAAATTCAGTGCCACCTAGCATGGCCCTATAATTGAAACAACCACCAAATAAATCAATGCCCAATTCAACTATTTTATCATGGCCGTAATGGGCCAATAAGTCATTAAATACATTTAGGAAGTTTTGGGCCACTAATTTATGGCATGACATTTTAGTTACTTTTGCATCTAAGGCCCATGCTAAACGCATAGGATAAGGTAATTTAATTGTAGTAAGGTATGGGCTTCCGTTTTGTGTTGGTTTGCTATACTTTGCCGTTATTTCTTTAGTAGTCATCATTTCATTAAAGTTCTTATTTCGTTAATTGCTTTACGCATTTCATCTTTAGCATAAGCATCTATTTCATTTTCTTCTATTTCAAAATCAAAGGCAACAAAAAAGAATTTTTCAGGCATTTGCTTAACTAAATAGCATACGCTTGTTTTAATTCCTTGAAGTTCAAAAATAGCTTTTAAATGTCTTTCTAAATCTTCTGTTTTGATAATTACCTTTTTTTCTTGTATCAAAGGTTGTATTACTTTTTCTTGATACTCAATGTCTAACACTTGATTGTTTAAACTTGAACGCCATGAGGTAGGATAAATTATAGTTCCATAGATACTATCGCCTGCCATTATACGCATTCCAGAATTGTGTACTTTTATTAAAACGGCTTTTTTAATATTCTTAATAGTTGCCATTCTTTCTAATATTTCACTAATCTTAGGGTTTGTATCAACTGCCCATTTAACATTGTCAGTCTTAAATAGTTCCTTTATTTCGTTTCTATAATTGTTGATTATTGCAGCCAATACAATAAAAATTCCGCTTATAATTGCAGTTAATGGTGTCATCTAAATATTTTTTTTAATCCCTCAAATAATAAACCTTGCGAAGTTACACCTAAAATGAAATATTTAAAATAAATACTTACTTCTGCAGTAATTGGTAGTAAAGTTTCAATCGTTAAAAAGAAATCATTTGTAAAAGCTATTGAAATAAAAGCCGTTAAAAAATGTAGTGAAACATCGTACCAATTATCATTAATCCAAAACTTTAAATTAAACTTTTTAGGGCCTCTAATAACGCCTTTATCTTTCCTATCATATTTCAAGTACTTAATAAACAATACCCCTAGCCCCATACAAAATAAGGCTTGTGTTATAAATTTTATTGTAAGTCCTTCAAACATTAAAAACTAACCTCGCATGGTAAGTATCTATTGCCGTTGTCATCTGCTATGGCATCCGTTTCTAACAATGTAACTGGGATTTCAATTTCTGTTACGCCCTCAAAATAAACGCTTACATCGTAGCCGTTATTTAATGCAGTTGTAAAATCATCAGTAATAACGCCTTTTGTTAATCCTAAAATGTACAATTTGTCATCCTCATTTTCTTTTGAAAGTTGAACAACTCTAATCGGTGTGCTAATTGGAATATTCATAATTTTATTTTTTAATTTGTTAAGTAATCTTGTAATTTAATTAAAGCCCAATCTAAAGCTTCTTGATTTGTCCAAGTTTCAGAATATTTAAAACCATAAAGAACAACATTATATTTAGCTGTTCCATAAGTTAGTATTACTTCAACATCTGCAATCTCATCTATAATATTATCATTGACGCGAAGAACTTCTATTGAGTTCGGTTCTATTTCAAGTGTTCCAAATTGCTCGGGGAATGTGTATTTTTCCATATCTTTTAAGTTAATGAACTTCCGTTCCATGTGAATACTCTGTATAGCATCGCTCTTGCTACCGTTGTTGGCGGTAGAACCAAACTAAGAGGGTCTCCGTGTGATTGTAAAATTGCATTACCATTTGAGATTGTAGATGAAGTATAAAACCTATTCGCAACTCCACTTACGGCAATGTTAAAAGGTGCACCATTAAAACCACTTGATAAACTTAGATTGCTAATTGTGTTTCGCATATTCTCATTAATCAAATAAAACCCACTAAATCCCGAACAAGTATAAGGCGCATTTAAACACCAATCGGTTCTATTTCTTGTACCAGTAAAGTTTGAATAAATATTATAGCAATATCCTAACACCTTATCGCTATCCATTGCCCACGTACTCCAATCAATTACAATATTGTTAGCGTATGTTTGCCCCCCTAAAGTATCGGTAAATCGGTTAGTATTTCCAAACCCATTGTTATAATCTAAGGTAGTAAAGTTTACTAACCTACCAAATCTAATAGAACCATCGTCATTTAAAGCATAACTACTTGTTTGCCCAGTTTGTGTTGGCATTGCTCCCATCATTGTAGTTGGGTTTGGTACTTGGATAGTTAAACTTGAACCGCTTTTTATAACTCCGCTTTCAATGTCCGTACCATTTGCATATTCTACTAAATAACTTGAATCGGGAGCTACTATATCATCACTTCCATCACTTAAAATTGAGCCACTTGATAAGGTCGCTCCGCTTGTATCTTTTAAAGTGTATGTTGCATTTGGTGCTACTATATTTGAAGTTCCACCACTTGCAATAGTTCCACTTGATAAAGTTGTTCCACTTGTATCTTTTAACGTATAACTTGCATCTTCACAAATTATTGGATTTGGTATAATTATACTGCCCTCGCTCAAAGTGCCTACTTGCGTTCCATTTTCATACTCTACTAAAATATCAAAACTTTGTCCACTTTCTAAATCTAAAAATTCACTTCCATTTACTTGTATTGTAACATTTTCACATTCTCCACCACCTACATTTACCACAATATTATTGCCTGTAAAAGTTGCGTTTATATTATTCCCATCTTGGTCTTTTAAAGTTAATTCTAAATCAACGTTTGCAGCTTGAGTATAACGCAAAACATCATTAAAATAAACTTTTACTTGGTTTAGGTATTCCACGCTTTCCGTATCTAAACAAAACCCCCTATTAACCTGTATATTTACTCTATATTCAATGGATAATAAGCCGTTAATTGTTAGCTTTTCAGCAATCGGGATTTCTTCATAGCTAATTACTTCTAAATAAGTTACTCCACTTTCAAAGTTTAGTTCTTTTATCCACTCAATAAAATAATCACGTAACTCATTTTGTTGCGTAACTATCCAATCACGTTGGTATGCTTCACTTTCTACCTTGATTTCGTCATAATAGTTAGTCATTAAGTAAACCTGCAAAGATAATTCATTATGAGGATCTGAAATCGTACCACGTTCGCCCGTATATTGCCAGGCTAAACAAGGCATGGTTTGATTGACTAATTCGTTTGTGTCCGCTAAAGTTTCAATCTCCGTATAAGTAAGCCCTGCATCAATAGCTTTATCTCTTATCCTATCTCTAATGTCAAGTAAATTCATTACATTACGATTATCTTGTTAATGATATTAGGATATTCTACTTCGCCTTTCCATAAAGCAGGCTTATTTTCATTTAGCCATTTAATAGCTTGTTTTTTGTAACTTTCAACTAATTGCATAGCTTCGCGTTTAACTTGGTTTGGGTCTGCAATAGTTTCATTGCTTCCGTTTGCAGTTTGTGCGCCTTTATTGCCCGTTTTAACGTGTACTGACATAATTATTTGCGCTCTTACTGCGTGTGCTATCAGAGGCTTAATAAATGTTAATAGAGTTGTATAACTTGCAGGAGTTGAAACTAAATCATCGTATAATTCAGTACCCAAAAAAGACATTACTTGTTCCCATTCAACTATTTGAATAACATTATCTTTAACGCTATTTATATCAAAATTAGCATTAAATGCAAGGGTTTTAATTTCCGTTTTTGTCGCTATCATAAACCATAATTTTTGCTTGGTCTTTACTAATACCCATTAATACTAAAATTGCTTCTGTTGCTGCTAATCCTATTGTTACTTTATTTTTTAATAAGTCTGCAATAATACCCACTTCATTGATAGCATTTAAAGGACTTGCATTATTAAAAGTTACATCAACATCTTTAAATTCGGGATAGGCTTTTAGCCAAGCTTCATAAATTAAATATTGCTCATTTCTTATCATTCTTTCGGCAAGTTCCCATTCATTTCTTAACTGTTGATTGTTGCCTAAAGTTCCTGCACTTTCTAACCCTGCTAAACTTCTAAACCAATTGCAAGCCTTAACAATATTGTTTTCTACTAACTTTTGAAGTTCTAAATAAGAACCCTCTTTGTCAATTGGGTAAATCGTGTATTCGGGTGGTGCGACATCTCCTGTTTTAGGAATTATCATTGATTTTGCGCTTCTGCCATTAGAAGTGCCTTTTATTTTAGCTTCTAATTTTAATCTTTTAGCTTCTAAGTCCTTTTCGTCTAAAACATCTCCAAAATCAAACAACAACAAAGAAGACAATGTAACGCCATTCTCGAATTGATTAGCATTGTATTGACCTATTAAACTTTCTACTTGTGCATCGTAAAAAGCACCACTCCAAATTGGAAAAGGGTAATCTTGTGAACCACTTTCATATTCCATAATGGGAATAATTCTTTGTTGTGCTTCAAATTCTTTATCTCCTATCATTACTTTAACACTAGTGTATTGAGGGAATAAAGCAACTACTTCAACTTCTTTTTTTGTATCGTTCCAATCTTGACAAATTGCAACTTCACTTGGCTTGTCGCCTACATAATCAACAAAACGCACTTGAGATGCGTCTACGTGAAAACATTGTACTAAATCATTGAATTTCATTTCACGAATAAAGCCATATCCAAATGTTTTTCTATCTTTTGAAGCTCTTTTTACAAACTCGTACCAATCGTATTGAGTGTTAAAATCCTTAGTAAGTTTATTTTGTAGGTCGTCGTTTTCGGTTTCAATTTCTCCATAACTTACATATCCTGCAAAACTATTAATAACACTTTTCAACGTGCTACTTTCTTTGGCTAATTTAGCCACTAATTGAGGAAAAAGGTTGTTAGCAGTAGTACTAACAACCTTAACCCCTTTTTTACTTGTAGTGCGTTTTACTTCGGTAAAAGATGGCAATTGTAGCACATCATTTTTAACCTCAATAAAATTACCTACACTATTATTTTGTTTTTTCTTTTGCATCGGTTTTCGCCTCTACTTTAACTTCAATTTTTTCTACAAACTTAATCATTTTAGGCAAGTTTAAGGCAAGGCTTAAAGCTGCAATAGTGTTCGCACTAATTTTCTTAGTGTTAATTACTCCATATCCTTTTATGTGTAGGATTTGGTTTTCATATTCTGCCTTATACTTCCACATATTAAACGCTTGTAGCTGCAATTAATTCCGCTGCAATTGCTGCTGGAGTTGTTGCTGTTGCTCCCGAAATACCTGTTAAAATTCTGCAAAGTTCGCTTTGTTCTGCCATCATTGAGAATGATGTAAGATTAGCGTCAGTTTTTGCTCTACCTGTTGTAGTTTCTGCCGTTTGGAAGCGTGCAAACGCTTCATCTCCACTTATTGCATCCCAACCTACAAAGATAAATTTATCATCGTATGTACGTGCTACCATGTATTGTTCACATGATTTGCGGATTGCTTCTAATTGAAATAATTGTTCAGCTGTTGGATTTGGAACTGCAAAGTTTACTACTACTTCATTTTGTTGTTCCATTTTTTGCGTTAATTCACACTCACCACGTTTGAACTCAATTTTGCCAAATCCATTGCCTGCCGTAGCAAATACAATGTTAGTAAGTGAGTGTACAGAGCTTGAAGCTGTTAAACTATCGACGTCCGCAATTGGGATAGTGTATAATTCTTTAACGCCTGCCGTTTGTGGGCAATTTAAATTCGTGCCTTTTGCTAATGCTAATGATGCTGCCATTTTATTTATATTTTTATTGTGTTTAAAAAAGGGGTGCTATTAACACCCCATTAAATTTATGCAGGTCTGTAAACTAAGATGTCTTTATCGTTAGTGATATTTACGTCAAACGCATAATCAACTCTATAACGAGTAACATAGTCTAAACTTTGCTCTGCCATTGGTAAAATAGCAGCTCTATTCCATTCAGCATCTAAAGCAGTTCCAAAATGTAAATCGCTTGTTTTAGCACCCATTAAGAAATTTGACTTAATATAAGGTAATTCAACTAATCTACGACCTAAAAAGTCCATTTCTTTTGCTCCAATAAAGTAAGAACCTGAACCCGTTGCAACATTTGCTTGAGCAAATCTATAAGCATCACCAAACAATGAGTCAGCAAACAACATAAATGTTGGGTCTTTTTTCATAATCTTATTGATACCTCTGTAAACTCTTGTTAATACAGAAATAGCGTTTGATGCGTTTACAAAACAAGCACCTGCACTATTAGATGTGTATGTTCCACTATATCCCGAAGTATCTAATCCTACCGTAAAAGTAGTTGAACTTGCAATCGTAATAGCATACTCTCCATCTACTCCAGTAAAGTCTCCACCTGCTCCGCCTACAATTGTAATAATGTCGCCATCACTTAAATTTGCAGTACTTGGAACGGTAAATACTCCGTCTGCTGCTTTTGAAATTGCACTAATAGCCAATTTATCAACACCAACTTGCGGCGCTAATTTATTAACTTCTGAACTTGCTAATGCCTTGCCAAATAAACCTGTTACTACTGCCGTTGATGCAGAGTTTGTAACGCCTGATAATGTTGCAGCGTCAACCGAACCATGCCAAATTGATGCATCAATAAAAGCACCATTTCTTAATGCATTTTGTTGTACGATTGCTTCTTCAATAGTTGCAGGTAATTCAAAATCCCCCATTCTTCCTCTTGGTTGTTGCGATGCAAACCAAGTAGCATTTAAATTAGATGAGTCATACTCTTCCATAATAGCAAATGCTTGCGGGTCTAAGTATTTTTCGCCAATAGATGTGCCATGTGCAGAAGCGGTAAAAGCAGCAACGCTATCTTTTACAATTAAAGATTTTGACAAAGTAGGAACTACCATTCTTTTGTCAATATTTGTGTGTACGGTGATTAAATTGTTATCAATTGTTTCTCCCGCTAAAACGGTTTGAGCAATTACTTCTTGTAATGCTTCACCCGCATAAGTATTTGGTGATACGGTAATTTGTGCCATTATTTATTTAATTTTTGAGTGTTATCTAAATG